AGCCAAACCTGTAGTTTTTAGTGAGTTATCACCTGAAATACAGAAGTATATCGACCAAGAACGAACAAAGGCGAGCAAGACAGCGAGGGAGAATGCAAGTAAAGACCCTGATATTTTAGCTAAGGTTAAACAATCTGTTGAAGATGAGGCAAAACTCACAGTCGAACAGTTATATGCTAAAAAATTAGATGAATTGACTATACATGAAAACACACTTAATGCTAAAGAATTGTTACATAATGGTGGATTAGACGACAACGATATAACCGATATTATTCCATTAATTGTTTCTAAAGATAGTGATAAAACAAAGGAAAACGCAGAAAAATTTGTTAATGCGTTTAATTCGGCAGTAGAAAAGAATGTATCTACACAAATGCAGGATAAACTAAAACAAACATTCAAACCAAAGACCCCAGCATCTACATCGAAAAATTTTAAAGATTTGACTTATAGCGAAAGATTGGAGTTGAGTAAAACAGACCCAGCTAGATTTAAAATAGAATCTACAGCTTCCTCTGCACATATTTAAGGAGAAATATAAATGGCAAGTAAAACATTTGGTGGCTTTGAATTTTCGGATGAGGTATTACTCTCATATATTAATGAACGTGACCCAATCAATCCACTCATGATTAGTTCAGGTATTATCGTACCTGCACCAGCTGATGTATCAGCACAATTAACTTTTAAAAACAATTCAGTTCGTATTCCTTTCTACAACGCATTTAATGGTCGTTCAAAGAACTATGATGGTAAAACAGACAATACAACTAATCGTCTTGATGGTAGTTCTATGTCTGGTATGGCTTATCGTAGAATGAACGCATGGGCTGAAACTGAATTTACTAATGAAATCACTGGAAGTGATGGACTAGGTAATATGGGTTCAAAATTAGGTTTATATAGACAGAAAGAAAACCAATATACATTACTATCTATTCTTTCAGGATTAGAGGGTGTATCAGCATTTGCTTCTCATGTCAATAATATTGCTAGAACAGATATTGGTACAGTTCAAACAGTGAATAAACTCGGAGCAGACAATTCAGTAGTTGCTATGCAAAAAGCATTAGGTGCTAATATGAGTGAATTTCAAGTATGGTTTATGCACAGTGCTGTATTTACTGACCTTGTTCGTCAAAATTTAGCTACTGATACTGTTATTACTACTGGTGCTATTACTAAAGACCCATCTGTTAAAATGTTCTTAGGTAAACCTGTTATTGTTGATGATACATTAACTTGTGAAATGAATACTACTACTGGACTAATGGAATATCATACTTACCTTTGTGGAACTGGTTTATTTATGACTTGTCCTGCTAGGATAGACACACCTTTAGCTGTTGATAGAGATTATGTAACAAATGGTGGTGAAAATAGTTTATTCTTTAAATGGGGTAGATTAATGCATCCTTATGGGTTTGAATTTAATAAAAATAATGTTATAACAGATTCACCTACAGATGCAGAATTTGCAACATCAGCTAACTGGTCAATGAAGTATAATACTAAAAATATTGCACTTGTAGCTTTCATCTCTAACGTAGCGTAGGAGTAATAAATGGCAAATGTTGGTGAAATTATCTTAAAAGATGGTATAGCTTATAGAGTTATATCAGTTCCTGAGGGAGATGTTTCAACTTATTCTATTTTGGCTTTACATCGTAAAGATGTAGAGTTAAAGAAAACAGTTGAAACTACACAAAGCCAATCATTTCTAATCCCTAGTGGTTCTATAATCACTGGGGTATCTGAAAGTGATTTAGGTACTCTTATTGGAACTGGCTCGGCAGTATCAAAAACCATAAAAGATGGATATGTGAAAATCATATTTAAAACAAATGGTGGAACAGAAATCGATGCTCAAACAATAGAAGTAGGTGATGGAGTTGTTGCTCCTGATAACCCAACAAAAGAGGGATACACCTTTAATAAATGGTGTTCTAATTCTGATGGAACAGGAGATACTTATAATTTAAGTACAGCAAATTTTGATGAAGATACATATGTTTATGCTGTGTATACACTTAATACATACACTGTAACATTTGATTCAAATGATGGTTCAGATGTAACAGCACAAACTGTAAATCATAACGCAGTGGCTACTTCTCCTGTCGACCCAACACTCGAAGATTATATTTTTGGTGGATGGTTTACAGATGATACTACATTCTTAGAAGAATATGATTTTGCTACACCTGTTACAGCAGATATTACATTATATGCTAAATGGGATAGCGAAGTATAAGGAGTTTAAATGACTGAGTTATTAGCAAGATTGAAAGTAAGATTGGGCATAAGTGATAATTCTAAAGATGAATTATTAACTGAGCATTTACAGTCAGCCATAGATGTTGTGAATGAACTTAGAAACTACACTTCTACAGATACAGTTATTGTCGAAACACAATACAGGAGTATTGTATTAGATTTAGCTGTATCTACTTATAATAAGATAGGGGCAGAGGGAGAGATTGTTCATTCAGAAAATGGGGTTGATAGGGAATATGAATCTAGTCAATACCCAGCTTCTATCATAGGTAGAATATTAATTAAACCACGTCAAGAGGTAACTTATAGTGAGAATGTTGAAGATTAATCAAGAAACAGTTTATTTTTGTAAAAAATATACTACTAATGGTATAGAATTATTCAATATGCCTGTATCTATTGATGTAACTCCAATAACACTCTCATCTGATTATAGTGCTGAAACCATTGGGTTTATAGAAAGTGGAAAACTTGTATTTGCTGTTGATAGAGATGAATATGAGGATTATTTTTCACTAGGTGATAGATTTTATGTTTATAAAACATATACTGATTTTGATGGTTCAGCACAAGATGCTGATTATGTTTTAAGTGGTATAAATAAGACACCTACTCTATTGTCTATAGTGTTAACAAGGTTGGCAGTTTAGTGAGTAAAAGGATATTGTTAGGTAACGAGGGCATAAGAGAATTGATGGCAGAATTATCTCAAGTCAATAATAAATTGTCGAAAGTTACTGAAACAATAGAAAAAGAAACAGCTGAGTTTGGAGCAAAAACTTTATCAGGTTTAGCACCTAGTTCGGCTCAATATGATGGAAACTATAGTGGTGATGTGAGTTTTAATAAAACACCACTAGGATACGAGGTTATTTACGAGGGTGAGCAGGTCGCTTATATTGAATTTGGAACAGGGCTAATGGGGCAAGGCTTATATCCTGAATCAGATATTACAAATAAAGCAAACTGGTCATATGATAGAGGTGGTCATGGCAATAATGGTTGGGCTTATACAGACCATAGAACAGGTGAACCTTGTTATTCTTATGGAATGATAGGAGAGAAACCAGTTTATAGGGCATTGGCTCAAACTAGACAGGAATTACCAATCATAGTAAAGAGGGTATTAGATGAAGAGTTTAACTGATGAAATAGTTGTTGTATTGACTGATACAACATATCCAATAGTAGTTAAAACAATTACTGATGGCTATCCAAAATCTGTACCATTGTATCCTGCAATAATAGTTAATGAAATAGATAATATTTCTACAATGACGTTGTTAAAAGAAGAATTATATTCTAAACTAACGTATGATATAGAGATATATGCTAAAGATATGCTTGTAGATAATGTACCTACTTCGTCTAAGGATGTTGTGAAAGTATTAGCTGGTATAATTGATACAAGTTTAAATGAAGAGTATGGATTAACACGTAGGGTTGCTAGTATATTACCCTACAATGTAGATACCACAGTAACAAGGTATTTACTTCGATACGATGTTATCTTAGATAACAAAAACGAGATAACTTTTAGATAGTTTTTAAATAAGGAGATTATTATGGGACAACTTTCAAAAGGAATTACATTAGGATATGCAACATATTCTGAAACAAGAGAAACAGCACCTACCTATACAAAAATAGCTGGTATTACAGGTATTCCTGCATTAGGTAGTTCACCAGCAACACAGGATGCAACAACATTAGATGATGCTATGCACGTGTATGTAAAAGGGTTAATAGATGTAGGTGGAGCATTAGATTTTCCATGTATCTTTACACCTGAAATTATAACAGCAGTACAAACAGCTGTTACAGCACAGGCAACAGCTACACAAGAATTTGCTGTAGAATTTCCTGCACCTCTTAGTGAAAGAGCATATTTTACAGGTGAAATTAGCCCTGTATTTAATGAAAGTGCAGATGTTGACGCAGTTCTTACAGGCACAGTATCTATTGTTCCTACAAGTGATATTGTATGGGAAGCAGTAGTATAATTATAACAACCTATAGTATGGTATAAATATATCATACTATAGTACAATTTACAGGAGTAAAGCATGAGCAAATTAACTTTAAGTGTTGGAAAAGAGGGTTCAGAGAAAGAGTATATCATTGAGTTTACACGTGAAAACGTATGTAAAGCAGAAACAACATATGATATGTCATTGTTACAAGTACCAAAACAGTTTGAAACGTTATCTAAATTAGATAATTTTTTACATTGTATTACGTATGCAGGGTTGCTTAAAAATCAACCAAAAATTACTAAAGATGATGTAACTAGTATCTACAATGAACTTGTAGGTGAAGATGGTTACGATGAACAAACATTAGTTGAGGGAATTGTAGCCTTATTGGAATCAACCTTAAACCCCAAAAGTGGTGGAAGAAAGAAATTTCCAAAAGCGATAAACTAGAATCTCAAACAGAAGATGGAGAGGAGTATTCCTCTCCTGAAACTGAATATCGTTCCACCGGTGAATTTTTTGAGAGAATGTTATTTCCTGAGGCTCTATTATTAGGAATGTCTAGTGATGAGTTTTGGAATGGAAAACCTGAATTATTATTATCATATTTAAGGGCTAAAGAATTAAAAAATGAACGAGAAGAAAAGGCTCAATCACAATTAATAGATTATCAGGCATGGTTAACAGGTTTATATTGCTATCAGGCATTTGGAACAGTAATGGCTAATAGTTTTTCTAAGAAAGGGCAACAAGCGAAATATCCAAAAGAACCAATTAGTTTTAAAAAGAAAGTAGAAACAGAAAATGCTAGTACAGAAGATACTTTACTTACTCAATATGCTGGTTTTAAAGCATTAACAGATATGTTGAATCGAAAAAGTAAAAAATAATATGGGGGTAATTAATGGATATAGATAGATTGTCATTCTCGATTGTAGGTTCAACAGATACTGTAAGAACTTCTATTTCTAAATTGATAACATCACTAGGACAATTAGATACTTCTTTTGATTTAACTGGTACTCATGTTACTAATTTAGATTCAAAATTAGATGGTTTAGCTACTAAATTTTCAAGTATTGGTACTTCTACTAAAAATATGGGCAACTTGTCAAAACAATTTACTAATATAGGTAAATCGGCTCAAGGTATAGGCAAAGATGCTAATATAGATAAAAACATTACTAAACCTGCTAAAAAAGCTACTGAATCTACTAGTAAATTTAGAACAACCTTAGATTCATTAAATAAGACAACAGGAACATCTGAACATACATTGGGTAAATGGCTAAGACGTATAAGTCAATTTACAGTTGCAATAATGTTACTTCGTAAACTTAGTCAAGCTATGATTGGGGGTGTTCAAGCCAGTATTGATTATACAGAAAATTTAAACTTATTTACTGTAGCTTTAGGAGAAAATGCTACTAGGGCAGGTAAATTTGTAGAAGATATGGGAGAATCATTCCATATTGATACAGCTGAATTAACACGTACATTAGGTTTATTTTATCAAATATCTACAGCATTAGGTGTTACTAAAGATAAGTCATATACCTTAGCAACCAATTTAACTAAAATGTCTTATGACTTAGCATCATTTTATAATATTACAGTAGATGAAGCTGTTACTAAGTTACAAGCTGGTTTAGTTGGTGAAACTGAACCTTTAAGACGTATTGGTATTATTATTACTGAAAATAATTTAGCAGAAACAGCTAGAACATTAGGTATCAATAAATCAATAAGAAGTATGACTGAACAAGAGAAAATTCAGTTAAGATATACTACAGCACTTTTACAGACAACAAATGCTCAGGGTGATATGGCTCGTACCATGATGCAACCTCAGAATATGTTGAGAATTTTCAAAGAACAATTACAAATTCTTGCACGTAATATAGGTAATTCTTTTATTCCTATGTTACAAAGATTAATGCCTCATATTATTGCTGTT